GACAATCAAATGTATAATATTATTACATCCAAAAATCCTAAATCATTATTTAAAACTTCAAAAATACCATCTTCAGATGAGACGAAGACGTCGGATTACGAATCTATTGAACGATACACAACATGCGATCGAAATGTTCACCGTAATCTCGCAAACTTATTTTGGCAAGCCTCGCAATCTGCGAATACCAATTTAGGTTTATCGAAAGGATTAAATGTTTTAAATCCAAAATTCAAGCCACTATCAGTGTCTCAATCTGTTAAATCGGCGATAAATGATTCGAATGCTGGCAGCCCAACCTTTAAGAAAAAGAATACTAAGGTTGCTATCAATGATGCTACGAATTGGTTGAATAAGGTTGTATCTACACCTAACGTTTATAGTGTTTTTAAAAATATATTACTTTTAAATCCAAAAACTCTATTTCACAGATTCCAATTAAAGCTAAATGGTGATACTTTGAATGTTAAAATCAGACAAGTATGGTGCGAGTCTTTCCGAATCATTGTTTTAGAAAATTACTTCTTTAGACAGATAATCGATACTTTCATTGAGTATAATAGAACTGCTAAAGTTGTAACATCATCAAGTGGTTTAAGAAACGTTCAAATTAGTAATTTTATTGTTGCTAGATTACGTTTGTTGATAGGCACATCAAAAATTCGAAGTTTATATTCTTTAGACTATTCGAAATACGATGCGTCGATACCTGACTTCTTTATCGATTTGTACTTCTTTTCTATGTTACAATTTCTCGATCTAAATCAAGGTCAGACTATATTATTTAATTTGTTACGGTATTATACTAAATTTGGCCCTATCATTTACGAAGGTAAGCTATATTTTAAACGCAAGGGTATAAGTTCCGGTTCTTTACTGACTAATCATTTTGATAGTTGGTTAAATTTTGTTTTACAATACGTATCGAAAAGACTTTCTGATTTAAAAGTACCTTTTTCCGATATTAGAAATGGTTGTGTGAAGGCAGAAGGCGAAATCGCATTCAGACATGATAACGCTGTTACCGGCGATGATGCTATGATGTATACAACGGAGTATGAAGTTTTAACTTTACAAGAACTCTGTAAGTATCTTGGAATGGAACTATCAATAAAATCAAAGACAAACGATCCTCGTGAACCGATTTTCTTTCTTGGTAGATATTGGGATTATTTAGCTCAACCATTCCAAACTGAAGCTTATATGTCTGCACACATATGTTTTAGAACAAAATTTTATAAGAAAAACGAATTAGATATAGATATATCCGATGAACTTGCACCATCAAGGATACTATCAATATGTTGTCCGTTTTCTAATGGCATGCAGTATATTCAGAAAACTTTTAATAGTTACGAACCACTTGAAAAGCTCCTTTCAAAAGAAAAGTTTATCTATTTGAAAGATTATCCAAGAGAGGAGAAAAATTTGCTAAAGAGTACAGTTGATATATATAACTGGAGGC